GGTCGCCAAGCTGTGCGGGCCTTACGATGCCGATTACGACGTCTCTTTTGGAATCATCGCACCATAACTGTTTATAGGGCTGGGTGAGCCCTCAATCACCCCATCCGGCTCGTGAGGAATACGAAGCACAGGGGCGCGACTGGTCAACGCGCACAACTCTCCAAACCATGACCACTCTCTCCAACCTTATTTCGGCCCTGATCATCGTAGAAAGCAGCAACAACGACATGGCAATCGGTGACCAAGGCCGAGCCATTGGCTGTCTTCAGATCCACAAGGCTGTTGTGGCCGACGTGAACAAGTTCACCGGCAGTAACTACCAGTGGCAGCAGATGACCAACCGAGCGCAGGCCCGTGCAGTCTGCGAGGCCTACCTGAAGCACTACGGCCGCGGCGCCACCACCGAGCAGTTGGCCCGGAGATGGAATGGGGGCCCGACTGGGGACCGCAAGACGGCGACAGTGATTTACTGGAACAAAGTAAAGAAGGAAATCAAGTGAGCACTCAAATTGAAAACTACATTATAAGAGCAGCAGAACGTGGCCAGAAAAGCAAACTTCCTCCCATTTGCATTGATATGCTAATAGATAAATCAGCGGTTGATTTTTACTATTTAGACGGAACATTTGACGCATTAACCAACAAACTGGACACCGCAATTGCTATAAATCAATTAAGTGATGATCGGAAGACCATTGTTGAGAGTGGTATAACGTTTGTTCATGCAAAGAAAACAACGCCTGAAGCTTTAAGAGGAAAAAGATACTCTAGGTATTCATGCAAAATTAAAGTCGGAGTGCTTGGAACTGATACAGTTGGCGAACTGCTTGGAGTATCAAATGACGGAATTAATTGGAAGGTGTTAAACGAACACAATTCAGACCTATCAAATGAATCGTTTGATGGATTCGTTGAATCTGGCTTTAAGCTTTCATCGGTTGTTCCATCTCTAATTGGTGTTCAATGCTTCCTTGAATACTGCTGGACTGTTGAAATCGCATTTGAAACCGGAGCGCAACCAATCTTATGCTCAGTCACTGAAGATATGCTTGATTCACTGTTATCAGTTAGAACAAAGCCTCCTGGTCTAAATAAATTGCAATCTGTTATTTCTGAAGTGTCGCAACATACCAGAAAAGGAAAAAACGTAAGAAAGCATTTTAGAGGGTATACGGATCATCTGTATAAAGGTTGCTTGATGCGTGTTGTGCCACCAATCAATTCAATATCCTCTTTGCCAGACACTAAAAAAGGGGCTCAATTGAAGCGTATGTTTATCAATTCATAAGTTAATGACCAAACCAAAAACCATCAACGTGACACCCACCACCCACAAGGCCCTTCGAGAGTACTGCCTCGCCGCCGGCCTCAAACTGCAGGCCGTGGCCGACAAGGCCATCGCTGCTTGGCTAAAGAAGGCCGCCCGATGAAACGCATTCTAGCCATCGACCCAGGCCTGTCAGGCGGACTGGCCTACCTGGGGGCGTCGGGCGTCATCCTGGACAGCATGCCGGCCACAGACCAGGACGTCTGCATCCTGGTCACAGATAGGCTGGCTATCTCGGATGTCTGCTATATCGAGAAGGTCGGCGGATATGTGGGCGGAAAGGGCGCCCCAGGCAGCTCAATGTTCCAATTCGGCCGCAACGTCGGCTTCCTGCACGGCCTGATAGCAGCCAGTCGGACTCGAGTGATCGAGGTGCCGCCTCAAACATGGCAGAAGACGATCCAGGCAGGCACAAAGGCAACACATGGCACACGCTGGAAGGCTCACCTCAAAGGCATAGCGCAGCAGAGGCAGCCCAAGCTGACGATCACACTGAAGACTGCCGACGCTGTGCTAATCCTTGAGCACGCCATGATTGCGGAGGGACTGAAATGATCAGCGACACCCCAATATCAGACTCAACACCGGACAACGTAGCAGAGCTTGGTATGCTGTGCAGGAGGCTGGAACGCCAACTCAACGCTGCCAATGAGCGCATCAAGCGGCTGGAGGAGGCTGGGGATGCGCTAGCCAATACCCAGACCTACGACCTTTTGGAAACCGTAAACTGGCGCAAAGCCAAGGAGGCAAAGCTGTGAGCGACAAATACTGGGCAGTGATGCCGTGTATACTCTTGATCCTGTTTGCCTGCGTATTTTCAAATCTGATTGGATTCAGCAGGGGCATCGAAAATCTACAGCGTGAAGCAATTCTAAATGGCCATGCCGAATGGGTTGCTGATGCGGATGGAAAAGCAGTGTTCAAATGGAAGGAGGTCAAGCTGTGAGTGAATACGAACACAATGAGCATTTGCTCGACGAGATTCAGAGACTCCGTGAATCCAACTTCCACCTTCGCGAAGGCTGCGAGAAGCAGAAGCAGCGCATCAAAGAACTCGAAGCCAAAGTGAACGAGTTGAACGACCTCAAGAAATGGTTGCAGGGACGATGAAGCTGCGACCGATCAAATGGGTGCTGTCACCCACCGACGACCACATGCTTTCCATGGAATGCACCGACATCGAGATCGTCGATGAAGGCGGCGGTGAGTACGTCGAGGTCAGTCAATCTGCTGATGGTCATGGTAAAGTCAGCATCAACCCCGAGGAGTGGCCGATGATGCGTAAGGCAATCGACGACGCGATAAAGCAATGCAGGTACCCAAATACATGAGATCAGCCAAAGAAATACAGCGTGAAGGCGACGGTCTGCGCGTGCTGTCCCGTGGAGAAGTGGGCGCAGCATTCAAGGCAGCACGGGCTAAGAAGATGGAGTTCACCAGCTTCTGGACACGCAAACGCGGAAAGGCAACCAAGTGACCGACAAGAAAACGATTGAGACTATGATGGAATACGGCGGCAGCTTTGTGCGGAAACTGGGTGCCGCGGCACTGGTGGCCGACCAACAGAACCTCAACCGCATCAAGGCCACCTGGCCCGAGTACTGGAGCCAATACACACGGATGGCAAAGCAACTTTCCGAGGTCGAAAAGCAGGCCTCGAAATAACACAACAACAACGACAACACAGCAACACATGGGAATCACAGTCACAAGCAACAAGGGCGGCGGCAACTTCGAGCCGTGCCCGGAATACACAGGCCGAGCGGTATGCGTCGACATCACGCCACTCAAGGCCTATGAGACGCAGTACGGTGTGAAGCAAAAGTTCAAGATCGCATTCGAGCTTGACCTGATCGACCAGAGCCGCAACCCGGTGCAGCCCTGGGTGGTCATGACAGCGCCGATGACCGCCAGCCTGCACGAAAAGGCAGGTCTGACACGGTTCCTTAAGGACTGGTATGGCCGAGCCCTTACCGCGGAGGACACCAACAGCCTGAACCTCGACAACCTCATCGGCCGACCGGCCACCGTGGTGATCGTCCATGAAAAGAGCCAGGACGGCACCAAGACGTTCGCCAACATCAAACTCATCATGCCACACAAGGTCGGTGAGCCACTCAAGCCATCGGGCCTGTGGGTACGCCTGGAGGACAGGCCGCCCAAGGACGAGCAGGGGCAGCCCCAGGCGCCCGCCAAGGTCGATCTGACCAAGGTTCAGGTGCACGTCGGCAAGTTCAAAGGCACGGCCATCTCCGACCTCACCGAGTCGGCCGTCAACGGCCTGGCCGAGGTGTGGATTCCGAAAGCCATGGCCAACAAGGACATCACGGCCGAAGACAAGCGCCTCATTGCCGCGGTCAACGCCCGCCTCGAAGAGATCAAGGCCAACAAGGAGATCACATCCGATGACGACATCCCTTTTTAAAACGATTTTTTGACATTGATCGTTTTGACTTTCCGGCAGCCTGTAGCTGCTGGGGACTCATAGTGCCGGGGGCGCGCATCGGCGGACAAACGCGCACAACTACTAACTCAACCCATTTTTGCAATATGCCAGCCAATCCGACAATCATCTTCGACATCGAGACCGGGCCGCTGCCGGTCGAACAGCTCAACATCCCGCCATTCAATCCGGCCGACGTGAAGCTGGGTAACATCAAGAACCCAGACCTGATCGCAGAAAAGATCCAGAAGGCCGAGGAGAACCACACCGCGGACTACATCAAGAACGCCGCCCTGGATGCCATGTCCGGCCAGGTGCTGTGCATCGGATACCGCAAGGACTATCAGGAGACCGCGGTGCTGTCGGCAGAAGCCGATGGCGAGGCCGCCATGCTCCGGCAATGGTGGGCGCTGCTGAACTACTACGAAAGGACACCCAGACTCATCGGCTTCAATATCAAGGCCTTCGACCTGCCGTTCTTGATCAAACGCTCCTGGCGCCACCGCATTACCCCACCCTACTGGTTGCGCCAAGGCCGGTACTGGAACGACCTGGTGGTCGACCTGCGCGAGGTGTGGCAGCTCGGAGACAGCCGGGCAACCGGGAGCCTAGGTGCCATCAGTCGGCATCTGGGACTCGGTGACAAAGCAGGCAATGGCGCCGACTTCAGCCTGTTGTGGAATACCGACCGGCAGGCGGCCATCGACTATTGCTTGCAGGACGTGGAACTGACCAATTGCGTGGCCGATGTGCTGATTCCGGCGTACTAAGGCATGGACAGATACAAGGCCGGAAGATAGAGAGAGGCCGTCGACGTGAGCTGTAGGAGGTGAGCGTCGATACCAATTGAAGGACATGACAACTTTTATCCCCACCACCACAGGCATTCGCAGTTCCTTCCTGCGATCTCCTACCCTGTGTCTGGTGGGGATTTCCGTTTGAATCATGAAAGAGACTAAACCCAAAGGAAGAGCGCCAGCCTTCCAGTTCTACGCCGACGACTTCCTGGCAGGCACCATGACCATGACCAACGAGGAGCGTGGTGCCTACATCAGCCTGCTCTGCCTCCAATGGTCCAAAGGCTGCGTCACTGAACTCGACATCCAGCGGATATGCCTCGGTATGCCAACGCATTGCCAAGGCATATGCCAAAGCAAGTTCCAGCTTGGAGATGATGGCCACTACCGGAACCAGCGCTTAGAGGTCGAACGCTCCAAACAGAAGGAAAGAAGCCAAAAACAGAGCGATATTGCCAATTTACGGTGGAACAAGGATGCCAAGGCAATGCCAACGCATTACCAAGAAGATTCCGAAGCATATGCCAGATCGGTGCCAGAAGTATGCTTTCCGTCTCCATCTCCATCTCCTATAACTAAGATACAGGCGGACAAGCCGCCTCGTGTTCGTTTCCAGAAGCCTACGGCCGAAGAACTCACCGTTGAAGCCATCAAGATCGGCCTGCCTCTATCCGAGGTCGACAAGTTCCTTAACTACTACGAGTCCAACGGCTGGAAGGTTGGTAAGAACTCGATGAAGTCCTGGCCTGCTGCCATGAAGGGATGGTTGTCTCGCATAGGTGAAGCATCGGGTCTGGTTGGATGTAAAGGCGCGGCAAGTCCCGAAGTCGACTGGAGGAAATCCGTATGACTAACGACGTCTTCTATCCCGAGCAGGACGAGCTGGGCATGATCGGCGCCTGCCTTAGTGGATCCATCGACACCTGCGCCGATGCTCTGGCTGACGTCAGAAGCGACTGGCTGCTCAATGACAGCCTCCGACTGACCTTCGATGTGCTCCGCGGCATGGTGCAGGAGAACCGACACCCTTCGCTCCAGGAGCTGGGTAAGGAATGGCGGAAGGCCTACGGCCAACTGCCCATGCCTTACGATGTCTGGAATCAAGCCATGGAGGCCTGCCCATCGCCGGCAAACCTGCCCTATTACATCCAGGGCATCACCGAGTCCGCCCATCGTCGCCAACTTAGAGACGCCGGTGACCGTTTAATCCGTGAGTCCGCTCTCCTGACCCTCCAGCCCGATCAAATCGTCTCTAATGCCGAATCAGGGCTCAGCATTGAAGCCTCTAAAGAGTCTCTATCAACCAGCAAACAGGTTGCCGGCAACTTCATCGACCAGATGCAGGAACGGTTCAACCGTAAGGGCACACTTTCCGGAATCGCCACAGGCTTTCACTGGTTCGATCACAAGACCGACGGCCTTCAGCTTAGGGAGATGGCACTATTTGCAGCCCGGCCTTCCATCGGAAAGACCGCCATCGCAATCGCCATTGCTCACAAGGCAGCCATCCATGACAAGGTGCCGACCCTATTCGTCAGCCTGGAGATGTCCCGAGAGGCCATCTTTCGACGCATGGTCTCGACCATTGGAAGCATCCCGATGCAGAACCTAAAGTCTGGCGACCTGACTGATGGCGACATGAGATCCATGACCGCGGCCTCGGCCAAGATCGCAAACAGCCCATTGTGGTTCCTCGATGGACCAAGCAGCCACAGCATCTCCAGCATCACTGCCCATGTCAGACGGGCTGTCCGCAAACACAAGGTGCGCCTTGTGATCGTCGACTATATCCAGAAGGTCAAAGCAGCCGACCGATCAGAGAAGCGCACCTACGAGGTTGCCGAAGTCAGCGGCAAGTTAAAGGAGATCGCCGTGCAGACAGGCGTGGCTATGCTAGCCCTGGCGCAACTCAACCGGGAATCCGAGAAAGAAAAGGGCCGCCAACCGAAGCTATCTGACCTGGCAGATAGCGGACAACTGGAGCGCGACAGTGACCTGGTGGCACTTCTAAACCGTGACAGAACTGAGCCTTCCGGCGAAGCTGCCATCATCATCGCCAAGCAGAGAGACGGCGAATGTGGCCACGTCAAACTACATTACGACGGCCAGTTCTGCCGGTTCACCGACCCATCACCTACATTCTAAACAAACAATGAAAGCACCCTACGACCTAGAACGAGTCAAGTTACTCAGTGAAGCGCCAAGCCTATTCAAGAAGGCAATCAAAGCTGGCTGGATGTCCTACCCAATCGGCACCGAGACAACCGAGGACGGATCTCCCGTTGTCGACCCAGATGATGACTATGACGACCGCATCACCAAACATACGCCCGAGGTGTGCAGGCAGGCATACATCCTAAGGGAACGCGGTCTCACACTCGAACAGGTTTCCAAAGCCTGCCATGTGGCGACTGGTTCTGTTGCTTACATTATAGCAAAGGGTCATGAGGCTGTATTAAAAGAGCAGCGCCTGTCACAAGTGAAACCATTGTCGAATAGTTCTATCACTAGCACTAAGGAGTCTCCTTGATACAGTGCCAAAACAGGTGAACGCGAGACAGATCGGAAG